TCCTAGAGATGCGAGACAAGACAAAGGATGCCTAACATATGGAAGAACCAGAGTACGCCTGGAGATATCAGGCTAAATGCTCAGGAGAAGATACTGACCTCTTTTATCCACCACGAGATAAGGAGCAGTACAAAGTCATTGCTGAAAAAGCAAAGGCTTTTTGTTTTGGTGAGAACGGAAAAACTCACTGTCCAGTTAAAAACGCATGTTTATGGGACGCAGTCTCTAGAGACGAGCCTCATGGAATTTGGGGAGGACTCTCTCATCGAGAAAGGAACGCTTTAGTACGAAAGTGGCAAAAAAAATACAAAAAGAAAATGACCTTAGAAGAGTTTATATTTAGTAAGGATGTGTAATGCCAGTTCAAGCGTCGAAAGACCTAAAGAAGTTCTTGGATGCCAAAAAGACTGAAACACGTCTTATAGGTGATGTAGAGAGACACCTTTTGCGTAGCCCAGAGTCAGACCGAAGAACAGATGTTTTACACCCATCTGAAATTATCAAGTCTGATTGGTGTCATAGGTATTCTTTTTACCTATTAAAAGGCGGTAAAAAGAAGCCAGACAAACCGTCTCTTAGACTACAGAACATCTTTGACGAAGGGCACGCCATCCATGAAAAATGGCAAAACCGTTTTTATGAAATGGGTAACTTGTATGGAAAGTTTAATTGTGTTTATTGCAAAGGTATTACTTTTGGACTGTCACCTAAAGAGTGTGAGCATTGCGGATGTGATGTTTTAGAGTACGGTGAAGTAAGTCTTAGAGAAGACTCATTACGTATTTCTGGTCATACAGATGGTTGGATTAAGAACCTTGGTGAAGATTGTTTGATAGAAATAAAGTCTATTGGAGCAGGAACTCTGAGGTTTGAGGCTCCAGACCTTTTGTACGATGCTGATGGTGATGTTACAAGGGCTTGGAAGAATATTCGTAGACCATTTCGCAGTCACCTATTGCAGGGTCAAATGTACTTAGAACTGGCTAGTCGTATGTATGGAGATGAAGCGCCTAAAGAAATTGTGTTTCTTTATGAGTTGAAAGCAGACCAGGACTACAAAGAGTTCACAGTAAAGGCTGATTTTGAAATTGTTGAAAGAATTTTTAACGCTGCTAAAAAAGTAATTGATGCAGTAGATGCTGATGTTATACCTAAATGCAACGTATCTAGAGATGGGTGTAAACAATGCGACTTAATTCCGTAAATACTTGGGACCCTTTATTAGAAAAGGCTGTTGAAGTACCAAAACCCACCTATGAGTTAACTCCTCTACCGCCAGACATTACTTCTCTTAGTAGTGAGCAGTTGGCTGAGTTGTTTACTGTGTTAACTGGTTGGGCCGATTACATAGCCTCTCAGTTAGCGGAATCGCAGTTACAGGAAAGAGGGGCTCAACGAGCCTTAGACCTAAAGACTAATCGTCTAATGGTAGAGAAAATGGGTTCTGCAACAAAAGGCGATAAAGTAACTTTGATTAGAGCACAGATTGCAGTTGATTCTGAAGTTTTAGAACTTGAAGATAAGTTCGAAGAGAAGTATGCTCGTCGCAAGATTCTAGAAATGATGCTTAATAACCAAGAACGAGACATCACTTTAGTTTCAAGAGAGATAACTCGTAGAACGGCTGGAGGGCCAAGGAGGGAATACGTATGAAAAAGTTATTGGTTGTAGTTTTACTATTGGTTGGGGGTTTATATCCAGCCAACGCACAATCGCCTACTGTTGCAATTATTGATGTTGGGTTTAATGCATCTTTGTTTCCAAACAATGTAGTTCACGAAGTTTGTATTGTTTCTAACGCAGCCTGTCCTAACGGAACACGTTTTCAAGAAGGCACTGGAGCAGCGTCGGTTGCAGCCAATTCACTTCCAGCCTTTGCTCATGGGACAACCATGCTTTCAATTCTTACAGGAGTAAATCCTAATGCAAAAGTTGTGTTAATTCGAGTTCTTGGATTGAGCACTAATGGTAGAGCAGGTGCTTACACCATTGACGATATTACCAAGGCTCTTGAATGGGTTGTAGCAAATGCTTCTAAACACAATATTAAAGCCGTTAGCATCTCTCAAGGAAAAGTAAACGCTCCATGTAGAGCAACATCCGAATTAACTGGAACAATTTCTTCCTTGAAACAACAAGAGGTAGCAGTAATTGCTTCCACTGGTAATGAAAAGAACAGAGCCAATATCGCTGTTCCTGCTTGTATTGCTGATGTAGTCTCTGTTGGAGCAACCGATAATCCTGCATTACGAGGTGGCGAGGCTTGGAATAAAGACGCAACTCCAACTATTGCTTTGTACAGCAATGGCCACACATCTACTGACTTCTACGCTAATGGTCGTTTCTTTCATACTGCAATGAATGGCACAAAACAATTTGCTGTAGGCACGTCCAATTCCACTGCTGCTTTTGCTGGGTGGTGGATGAAGAACTTGAAGTCAACAATTAATGAGACATACGCAAGCATCGCAACAACAACTGCATCTAACCAATGGCTAACAGGAAGGTATGTACTAATTCCATGAGTGAACCAATTTTGCCTGAAGCACACCAGTTAATAAACAATGACAGAAATGAGTCTTACGACCATCCCCTTGATAACTTTAATCGAATCAAAAAGGGATGGGAAGTAATCTTTAATATAGAACTTACAGAAGAACAGGTCGGTCTTGCTATGACTTGGGTAAAGATTGCAAGAGAAGCCTACAAACATAAGAGGGATAACTTGGTAGACGGCGCTGGTTATCTAGGAACTGTTGACATGGTAATTACCGAAAGAGAGCGCCGTGCCGACCAAATCATTTGACGGTAATCTTGAAGATGGTAACTCGGTAACAATAGGCATTGACCAATCTCTTACTGGATTTGCCTTCACTGCTTTGCAAATTAATCAACCGTCTAAGTATCACACTTGGGTATACAAATCACCTTACTTTGGTGTTGAGCGTCTAGTAGACATTCGTCAATTTTTGTTTGACCATCTTGACTACATTTCTGAAACTCATGCCATACAGAAAATTGCGATGGAAGGCACTGTGCTTGCTAGTCATTCCGCATTAGTACTGGGTGAACTATCTGCTCTAGTAAAGTTGACCATCTACGACTACTTTGATGACGACATTAGATTTCCAGTAATGGTTCCTCCAATGACTTTAAAGAAGTATGCAGCAGGTAAAGGGAACGCTAAAAAGCAAGAGATGTTGCTGCAAATATATAAAAGATGGGGCATAGAATTCAACGACGATAATGCTGCCGACTCATACGCTCTGGCTAGATTGGCTGCTGGTATAGCCAAGGACAAGGTAGAAGAGGCTGTCGTAACCCAAATTCAGGACATCAAATATCGAGACCAATCCAGAGATTAGTTCTACTATTTTGTCTTAGGAGTGGCACTACATCGAACCCAAAGGACTCATATCTGTGACTATAGAAGTAACCTCTACAGAAGAACCGTTTTTACGAGTAAGCGCAGGGTCAAACCCTCAATCCGTTGCATCAGCAATCGCTCATGCAATCTATGAAAAGCACGAGGTCAAACTACGTGCTGTAGGCGCTGGAGCAGTGAACCAGGCTGTAAAAGCAATCGCAATTTCTCGTGGCTATGTCGCTCCTCGTGGCATGGACTTAACCTGTAAGCCAGGTTTTACGACAATTGAAAGCCGCGATGGAGAGATAAGCGCCATCGTATTCGTCATTACAGCCAGTTAAAACGGGCTTATCCTTGGAGTAAGCAAGGGAGTTATTATGGCAACTTGGTCAGGAATGGGTCACGCAATGCGCCGTCGCATGGGTGCTCCTACAAGTCATCTCGAATCGGTAGGTACTATGAAAAACAGAAGTATTGACACCCCAGAAGAAGTTTTAGCATCAGCAGCACACATGTCGAGTCCACGTCGTTACGTAGGCACAGACTACTCTGGTGTAACTAACATCAGTGCAAAACCACTACGTGGAAAACTGATGCCTAAGAAGAACACACAGGCTGGCGACCCAACAATTATGAACAAAGCAAATCGCAAGAATGTTCCTGCAGGAAATGCAGCACAGTCTGAGCGTATGGGTGCTCGCTATGTTGTTGGAGCAAAGTTTCCAGCAGTTCACTCAATTGAAGCATCAGCAACTCTTTCAAATGCAAAAGTTGTTCCTTCAGTTCGTGGACGTCAAAGTGCTGACTTCACATACGGGATGGACAACGGTAACTAAAAGTGCCAACACAACCTCGTTCTTATTCACAGTTCGGGGATGACAACAGCATTGTTACGCCAGTCACTCCTGAAATAGAGTCACCAGTATCGTACGGTTCTGCTACTCGCGGAACCTATGAACAACGCACTGCTTGGCGTACCCGTGATATGGGTAAGGGCGGACCTCTACCTTACTCAAAAAAGAGTTCTGGTTCTGTGTACAAGTTTGATGATGACGCTACCCCTAGTTTGCCTCGTTCTGACAAGGGGGTAGGTCGTGGTGCTGAGTAATTCTGAATTTGCAAAACTAGCAAATGAAGGCGGAGCAAGCCGCAATTTACGAACCTTTCAACCTGCAAAAGGACCTGGCATTATGGTCTCAAAACCAGGTGCTGAAAA